TTCAAGCTGGTCATCGCCGGCAACCACAAACCGTCCATCCGCAATGTGGACGAGGCCATGAAGCGTCGGCTGCATCTGATTCCGTTCACGGTGACCATTCCGCCCGAACGCCGTGACGGCAAGCTCACTGAGAAGCTGCTGCAAGAACGCGACGGTATTCTGGCGTGGGCCCTTGAGGGTTGCTTGCTGTGGCAGCAGTCCGGCCTGAAACAGCCGCAAAGCGTCATGGATGCCACCGAGGAGTATTTCGAGGCCGAGGACGCCATGGGGCGCTGGATCGAGGACCGCTGTGTTCTGCACGGCAACGCCAAAGCGCTGACGTTCGAGTTGTTCAACGACTGGAAGCAGTGGGCTGAGACCAACGGCGAGTTTCTGGGCTCTATGCGCCGGTTCTCGGATGCGCTCTTAACGCGCCGCTTCGAGAAATGGCGCAACAGCTCGGGCATGCGCGGCTTTGTCGGCATCGGCTTAAAGGAGCCGACCGACCTCCCACGCGCAAGCTACCCCTACAACGATAACTGAGGGACTGGTCATGACAAAAACACCAAGCGCCAGCCACGGTCTGACGCATCCGACAACCCAGAACATTAACTTGCTACACGTGCGCGCGGGCGCACCTAAAGAGAAGTTACGTTATCCCGAGTCCGATGTGTCAGACCCAGTCAGCACCATCGTCGGCCCGGCCATGCAAGCGGGTAGTGTGCTGACCATTCTGGCAATCGATCTCGGCACCACGACAGGGTGGGCCATGCGTGCGCGTGATCACCAGATCGCCCACGGCTTCGTCAGTCTCAAGCCGCAACGCTTTGAAGGCGGTGGCATGCGATACCTGCGTTTCAAACGGTGGTTGTCGGAAATCCACATCGTGGCAAACGACATCCATGCGGTGTACTTCGAGGAAGTGCGCCGCCATGCCGGGGTGGATGCCGCGCACGTCTACGGCGGTTTGATGGCCACGCTCACCACCTGGTGCGAGCACCGCAACGTCCCGTACCAAGGCGTTCCTGTCGGGACGATCAAAAAGCATGCAACGGGCAAAGGCAATGCCGGCAAGGACGATGTCATCGCTGCCATGCGTGCCAAGGACCATCCGGTAACCGACGACAACGAAGCCGATGCCCTTGCCTTGCTGCACTGGGCCATCGACACCCAGGAGGCATGACATGAAAACGCCACAAGCGCATTACCCGTCGCCCCTGGGCCGCATGCAAGGCGAAAACGTTGATCTGGATGTTGTGAAACAACGTGGCTGGCAGGAGCAACACATCCTCGTCGTCTCAGAAGCGGATGAACGGCTGGGCGTGATCGAGCGCCAACTGATTCGCATCATCGGGGACCGTTTGTACGGGAGGACTCGGCATGGCTAAACACCCCACTGTCTGGTCCGCCGACGATGTCGCCGCACGTTTTCATGAGGCGGTCGTCACCGGTCGTCGCCTGCCACCCGTGCGCGTCCAGGGCTATTTCAATCTATGGCCACCGATTGTTCGACAGGAGTGGGAGCGCTACGCGGAGCCGGATCGCGTAATTCGGTTTCCGCCTGAACACGTAGCCATCGATCGGATGCTGGAAGCCATGGGCTGGGTGCAGTGGCTCGAAGTGGAAAGCCGGCATCTGGTCTGGATGCGCGCGGACAATTACGACTGGAACCAGATCGGCAGGCGATTTGGATGCTGCCGTACGACTGCCTGGCGCCGTTGGAAATTGTCGATTCAGATCGTCGTCGAGCAATTGAATGCCCAAGCGTGAATTGGCGGGATTTGGCGCGTATCGACGGCGCAAGTACATGTCCTGCGTGATTGTGCGGCACAAGCGGGCCTTTGGCCGTGCAACACATTGGGGTGTTTTGGCGTAGTATTTCGGCTATCTTCTGGACAGACGTGTGAGCAGTGCCAAGTGGCATCGCAGTACGACTGGCCAACACCTAGAACCCGCTTCTTGAGCCTTACGCTCTCGGCGGGTTTTTGTATTTCTGGACCCATTGATGCCATCTCTGCAAATCCACTATCGGCCAGTCGAGTCGCTTGTTCCGTACGCGCGCAATGCAAAGCAGCACACGGATACGCAGGTGGCGCAGATTGCTGCCAGTATTCGCGAGTTCGGATGGGGTGCGCCAATTCTGGTTGATGGGAAAAATAATGTGATCGCGGGTCACGGCCGATTACTCGCTGCACGTAAGCTCGGCATGAGCGAGGTCCCCGTCGTTCCGATGGATCATCTCACCGATATCCAGCGCCGCGCCCTCATCCTTGCCGACAACAAAATTGGCGAGAACGCTTCCTGGGAAGACGAACTCCTGGGACTTGAATTGGCTGAGTTGCAAAGCAGTGGATTCGATCTTGGCATCACCGGTTTCAGTCCCGATGAATGGGACGCGTTGATCACCGGTGACACCGGCAACGACGGACTGACCGATGAGGATCAGGTTCCCGAAGTTACCGAGAACCCGATCTCCCGCGCGGGCGATGTTTGGCTGCTCGGCGATCACAAGGTCTTGTGCGGCGATGCCACTAAAGCCGAGGACTACAAGGCGCTGCTGGGTGACGAGCTGGTGGACATGACGTTCACGGATCCGCCATACAACGTCAACTACGCCAACACGGCCAAGGACAAGATGCGTGGCAAGAATCGACCAATTCTGAACGACAACATGGGAGACGGTTTGGTGCCTTTCTGCTGGCGGCCTGTCAGAACATTTTGAATGTCACCAAGGGCGCGGTCTACATCGCCATGAGTTCCTCGGAACTAGACACCTTGCAGTCGGCCTTCCGTGCTGCCGGTGGCAAGTGGTCGACATTCGTGATTTGGGCCAAGAACACCTTCACCATGGGGCGGGCGGACTACCAGCGCCAGTACGAGCCAATTCTGTATGGATGGCGCGATGGTGCTGATCACTACTGGTGTGGTGCACGCGACCAGGGTGATGTCTGGCAAATCAAGAAGCCGCACAAGAACGACCTGCATCCGACGATGAAGCCGGTGGAACTGGTCGAGCGCGCCGTGCGCAACAGCAGCAAGACGCGTGATCTGATTCTTGACCCGTTTGGCGGCTCCGGCTCCAGTCTAATTGCTTGCGAGAAATCAGGACGTCGCGCACGACTGATCGAACTCGATCCGAAGTACGTGGATGTGATCGTCAAGCGCTGGCAGGACTTCACCGGCGCTGAGGCTACTCGTGCCGGTGATGGCGCTCAATTCAATACGCTGGCCGATCTGGCTCAGCCGGCGATCCGATAGACCCGGTCGCCTTCGCCCTTGTCCGACACCAGATTAAGTCCGAGTTTCTTTTTGAACGCACCGGCAAATGTGCCGCGCACCGTGTGTGCCTGCCAGCCGGTTGCCTCAATGATTTGTAGGATGGTCGCTCCCTCGGGACGCTTGAGCATGCTGATGACCGTGGCCTGCTTGCTGTTGTCGCGCGTGCGCGGCGCTTTAGCTTCAGCGCGTGCTTTGGTTTCGATGGTAGTTACGGCGGCTTCTATTTCCGGATCCGCGACGTTGACCGGTTCCGGACGCGGCAGACCCAGTGCGTCGTAGCCTTCGGCGGCGACAAACCATACTTCGCCCAGTGGCGTGATGAGTGCGCGGTTGAACAAGCTGTCGAGCACCTTCTTGCGTGCGCCGCCTTTGATGTTGTCGGGGAACCATTCGATCCTGCCGTCAGTGCTCTGTGCGGCGTGGTTGAGGATTTGCTGCTGTGATGGTGTGAGTTGGGTTGTCATGGGAATGCTCCTGAGTTGATTACGGGTTGGGTTGATTGGTGCTGGCGGCTTGCTTGCCCGCGTCAAAGGCAGCCTGCAGGGCGGTCTTGATGCCCCACACGCTTACTTCGTGGAAATCGAGCCGGTCGCTGTTGCGCGTCTCCAGCGTGTCGACAAAAAGATGGTCCAGCGCGATTTGCTGGAACAGTTGGTCGAGGGTCTTGGTGTCCATCGTCTTGCGCCTCAAACCATGTGGATTTGCTTGGCGCGATCGAACCCGACCCAGACGCCCTTGTCATCCAGGCCGCGTGCGGCAAGTTCCTCGCGCGCCAGCTGGTTGAGGTCCAGTTCGCCGCGTGCAGCAGCGGCGAGCACCTTGGTCAATGCGATCTGGATGAATCCGATTTCGTCGACCGTGAATTCGTTGCTGGTGTAGCTCATGGGTTTTCTCCGTTGCGTTGATGGTGCCTGTATGAACGCTTCGTTTTGAGAAGAAGGCAAGCTGATTTCGGCGTGCTGCTGCGTAATTGATCGGACATAAGCGGACCATGGCCAGAAGCGCACCCACACCCTGCCGGTACCCCGGATGTGCGGCAGTCGTGCCAGTACCTGGCTACTGCGACCAGCACCGTGTTGCGGTGCATCGTGATTACGGCCGCGCCCGCCGAGGTTTTGATGCCGAGGTGAACTTCTATCAATCAAGGGAGTGGCGCCGGGTGCGCGCCGCTTTCTTGCGCGAGCACCCGCTGTGCGGGGCCTGTGAGGCCCGCGGCCGGGTTGTGCCAGCGGTGGTGGCGGACCACGTCCAACCGTTGAAGGACGGCGGCCTACGCTTCGACTGGGCAAACCTGCAGGCCCTGTGCGTGTCCTGTCACAACCGTAAAACTGCTGGCGAGACCGCCAGGCATCGCTGACCTACCCCCGGGGGGTGAATCTCTACATCGTGCATAGCACGATGCGTGCGCGAGCACAGAATTTTGTGCGTGCAAATTGAAACAAGGGGGGATCCCCCCAGGACCGAATTGAAATGGCCGGACGCAAACCACTGCCCACTACTGTCAAGAAGATCAAGGGAACGCTGCAGAAATGCCGAACGAACTTGCGCGAGCCGCAGCCCCAAGGGGATCTGGTTGAGCCGCCGACGTACATGACAGATGGTGCCAAGGACGCATGGCGCTACGCAATCGACAGCGCACCGCAACACTTGCTGCGCCGACTGGATATGTCTGTGCTCGAGGTGTGGGCGTGCGCCGCTGATTTATATCGCAAGGCGCAAGCGGGCCTGGCCAAGACAGGATTGCTGATCAAAGCGCCGAACACGGGTGTGCCGATGCAGTCGCCGTACCTGGCGATCGCCAACAAGCAAGCGCAGATCATGACCAAGGCCGCGACCGAGATGGGCTTTACGCCAGCCTCGCGCTCGCGCATCACCTTGCCCATGGAAGCGGCTGACGATCTGGATCCTTGGTCGGAGATCGCTGGCTGATGCCCGCGCGTAGTTACGCGACCATCGCCCGGCATTACGCCGAGGCCGTGGTGGAGGGAGATATTTCCGCGTGCCGATGGGTGCGCATGGCATGCCAGCGGCAATTGAACGACCTGGTCAAGTTCAAGGGCAAGAGCAGCCTGCTGCGATTCAACCCGAAGCTGGTGGATCGGTCCGGCAAGTCATTCGCGTCGGCAGACAACTTGTGCGCGTTCATTGAGCGGCTGCCCCACGTCAAGGGTCCGCTCGCCGGAGAACCGATTCATCTGGAACCCTGGCAAGTATTCATCCTGAGCACGGTCTTCGGTTGGGTCAAAACCGATGGCAAACGACGTTTTCGCCGGGCTTACGTCGAGGTGCCACGCGGTAACGCCAAATCCACGCTGTCATCGGCGCTGGCGTTGTACATGCTCGCCGCGGATGGTGAAGCCGGCGCAGAAGTCTATTCGCTGGCGACCACCCGGGATCAGGCCCGGATTGTGTTTGGCGATGCGCAAACCATGGCGCGCCAGTCGGCAGGCTTTCGCACACGCTTTGGTGTCGGTGTCGGCGCGCACAACATGCATGTGATGACCAGCGGTTCGAAGTTCGAGGCGCTGTCTGCGGAAGGCTCCACCCTGGATGGTCTGAACATCCACTTTGGCTGCGTCGATGAGTTACACGCCCACAAGACACGTACTGTCTATGACGTGGTGGAAACCGGCACTGGTAAACGCGACAACTCGCTGTTGTGGGTGATTACGACTGCAGGCAGCAATCGATCTGGAATTTGTTATGAGGTTCGGACGTTTGTGACGCGTTTGCTGGACGGGGTACTCGAGGATGACAGCCAGTTTGGCATCGTCTATGGGCTCGATGATGGGGATGACTGGACGCTGGAAGACTCGCTGATCAAGGCCAATCCGAATTGGGGTATCTCGGTACGCCCGGAAGTGCTGGCTCCACTGCAGGCAAAGGCCATGCAGATGCCCAGCGCTGTAAACAACTTCAAGACCAAGCACCTAAATGAGTGGGTCAATGCGGACACCGCATGGATGGATATGCGTTCGTGGGACCGGTGTGCCGATCCGCTGTTGGACATCGATGCCTATGTTGGGCAACCCTGCTGGATCGGTTTGGACCTGGCCAGCAAGACCGACATTGCTGCCTTGCTGCTGGTGTTCGCTCATCCGCAGGTGGGTGGTGGGTTTGTTGCCTTCGGGCGCTACTACCTGCCCGAAGACACGGTGATGGCCAATGGCAACAGTCAGTATTCGGGATGGATGGGCACCGGGAGATTAACTGTCACGCCAGGCAACGTGATCGACTTCAGTTGGATTGAAGCGGATCTGATCGAATTTGCCTCGCGCTTCGCCGTTCAAGCGGTGGCGTTCGATCCATTCCAAGCGACGCAGCTATCGACCCGGATGATGGCCGAGGGCTTGCCAATGATCGAAGTGCGTCCAACGGTACTCAACTTCAGCGAGCCCATGAAAATTCTGGAGGCCTTGGTCCTTCAAGGAAAGCTGGCGCACGATGGCGACCCGGTACTGGGATGGATGGTCAGCAACGTCGTGGCGCATCTCGATGCCAAGGACAACATCTATCCGAGGAAGGAGCGCCCGGAGAACAAGATTGACGGCATCGTGGCGTTGATCATGGGCCTGTCACGAGCGATCACACCCGGTAATCACATCGAACTGGGTGCCGACTACGAACTGGTGATGCTCTGATGGGAATGTTCAACTTCCTCGACCGGTTCCGCGCAGCCTCTGGTGACCGATCGCCCTGGGGGGATTTCTGGTTCGAGCCGGTCAGTGTGCGCAACTCGAGCGGCACGCGCGTGTCGGCGGATACGGCCATGCGCTTGTCAGCCGTCTATGCTTGTGTGCGCATTCTTGCCGAGACGCTCGCCATGCTGCCCATCGTGCTTTACCGACAACGCACTGACGGTGGCAAGGAACGAGTCACCGATCACTGGCTCTACCGCCTCCTGGCCAAACGCCCCAACCGCTGGCAAAACGCTTTCGAGTGGCGCGAAATGCTGCAAGGCCACCTCGCTTTGCGAGGTAACGCTTACAACCAGATCATCGCCAACAGTCGTGGCGAGATTACCGAGTTGGTCCCGGTGCATCCGGACCGCATCAGTATGGAAATGCTCGACAACGGCGACTACCGTTACCGGGTGACTGACCGGCAAGGAGGCAGTCGAGCGGTAGCACGTGGCGAAATCTGGCATCTGCGCGGATTGTCATCAGACGGACTCATGGGCCTGAGTCCCATCGACCTGGCGCGAGAGAATTTTGGGGTGGCGTTGGCTGCCCAGGACTATGGCGCGCGCTTTTTTGCCAACGATGCCAAGCCGACCGGTGGATGGATTGAATTTCCTGGCAACTTTAAGGACAAGGCCGCTCGCGACGTTTTTCGGGAGAGCTTTCAGGCAGCGCAGTCCGGCGCCAACCGGGGCAAGATCCTCGTGCTTGAAAATGGCATGAAATATAACGAGGTCGGCGTCACCAACAAGGACGCCCAATTCCTCGAACTGCGCAAATTTCAGATTGCCGATGTCGCCCGCGTGTTTCGCGTACCACCGCACATGATTGCTGATCTCGATCGCGCCACGTTCAGCAACATCGAACAGCAGTCGCTCGAATTCATCATGCATACCGTGACGCCGTGGGCAGAGCGGTGGGAAGCGTCTATCGAGGCGGATCTGCTGTTCGATGACGAAGGTTTGGAGGTCGAGTTCGATTTTTCCAATCTGATGCGCGGTGACAGCAGCGCACGCGCCGCCTTCTACCATGCCGGAATTCTCGATGGCTGGATGACCCGCAACGAAGCACGTATCGCAGAAAACATGAACCCGATCGATGGCCTGGACGAACCCCTGCGGCCACTCAACATGGTCGAAGAGTCCTGGGCCGAAGAAGAAATTGAGGAAGACCCAACTGAAACCATCACGCAGTCCCCCGATCATGAAAGCCAGGAAGAAGCGATGGTCCGGCAGCGACTGCGTGCCGTGGTGAGCGCAGTTGGCGCGCGCATCGCCCGCAAGGAAGCATTGGCCCTGACCCGGGCGCACGAACGTGGCGGCAACGTTGCCGAAGCGGTGCGCACGTTTTACGCGGGGCATGCCGGGTATGTCGCGGATTCACTGGGTGTAAGCGTAGACGTTGCCCGTGCGCATTGCGAGCACATGCTGAAAACCCTGAACGCCAAGGGTATTCACGACCCAATGGCTACGCTGGAACAGCTGGCTCTGGCAAGCCTCGTGGGTATTGGCAATGACGACATTTACAAGAAAGAGTGAAACATGAACCATGCACTCCTGGTCTCCGAATTTCTATCTACCCCCTGGGCATTGATGCCCGAACGCCTTCAGGCGTTTTCCAGCATCGTCTCGCGCTGGGTGCAAGGGAGAAAACCGTCTGACGAGGTCATGGCGGGAATTGCCACTGCGCGCGAAACGCGCGCAGCTCGAGCGCAGAACAATGTGCGCTCGGGTGCTGGCGCCATCGCCGTGCTGCCGCTCTATGGTGTGATCACCCAGCGCGGCAACATGGTGGAAGACGTATCTGGCCCCGGCAGCGTCAGCACACAATTGTTTGGCAGCTCATTGCGTGATGCATTAAACGACGACACTGTCAGCAGCATCTTGATCGATATCGACTCACCCGGTGGTTCCGTTTATGGCGTCAGCGAACTGGCCGATCTCATCTACCAGTCACGCGGTCAGAAACCGGTGGTGGCCATCGCCGACAGCCTCGCTGCCTCGGCGGCCTATTGGCTCGGCTGCGCTGCGTCGGAGTTCTACATCACGCCCGGCGGCGAGGTCGGCAGTATCGGTGTCTGGCAAGCGCACTTCGATTACTCGGAGGCCTATGCCGAGGCAGGTGTCGCACCGACGTTGATTTCCGCTGGAAAGTTCAAGGTCGAAGGCAACCCCTACCAACCCCTTGATGAGGACGCCAAGGCTTTCATGCAGAGCCGTGTGGACGACTACTACAACGCGTTTACCAAAACCGTATCGCGCGGCCGTGGCGTGTCCATCGCTCAAGTGCGCGACGGCATGGGTCAGGGCCGAGTGCTCGGCGCCAGTGCCGCCCTCGAACAAAAGATGGTCGATGGCATCACGACCTTCGAGGACCTCATCAAGAAGATGCAAAAGGATACGCGCGCGCTGCGTGGCGCATCTGCCAACCGACTCGCCGCGGCGCGGCTGTCTCTGATTTAGCCCGGAACGGCTCCTTTGAGCCGGTCCTTGTAACACCGCGCGGCCCGTTGGCTGCTTCGCAGGATATCGAACCGCCGCCTGGCGGTTTTTTACACCCCTCAAACCCGCCCAAGTGCGGGTTTTCTATTTGGAGAACTCTATGAGCAAGAAACTTCGTGAGCTACAAGCTCGCAAGTCGGCGCAGTTGTCGGCCAAGGCCGAATCCCTCAAACAAGCCGGCACCCTGCTGGACAAGGCCACCGCCGAAAGCCGTGATTTAACCGCCGCAGAGCAGACGAATTTCGATCAGCTTCGCGCCGAGGCGAATGAGACGGCACAGGAAGTGGATCGTATCCAGGCGCAGATTGATGTGGAGCACGAACTGATTTCTGCTCAAGCGCAGATCGGTGTACAGGGTGCCATCGGCGTGCTCGTCACCGAGAACGTCGAATCTGATCCGAAGCGTGGCTTCAGGACGGTCGGTGAATTCATGCAATCCGTCTTTCGCGCCGAGCAGCCCGGGCAAAGTCCGGACCAGCGCTTGCTGATCGGCGCTGCGGCGCCGTCGTACTATGGCAACGAAAACGCCGGCCAGGATGGCGGCTTTCTGGTTCCGCCCGAGTTCTCGAAGGAGATATTTACCCTCTCATTGGGTGAGGACTCGTTGCTGCCGCTGACCGATGAAGTCGAGATTGATAGCAACAGCATGGCCTTCCCCAAGGATGAGACGACGCCCTGGGGCACCAACGGCATTCGAGCCTACTGGCAGGGCGAGGCCGCGACCGCCAATGCGACCAAGCCGGCCATGGGATTGGCAACGCTGCGCCTCAAGAAACTGATGGCGCTGGTGCCGACCACCGATGAGTTGCTCGCTGATGCCAATGCCCTCACCAGTTATCTGCCGGGCAAGATCGCGGATTCGATCCGCTGGAAAACCAACGAGGCCATTCTCTTCGGTGCTGGTAACGGCATCCCGGCGGGTTGTCTTGCCAGCGCTGCGGTAATCACCGTAGCGAAGGAATCCGGCCAGGCGACGCAGACGCTCGATCCGAAGAACCTGGCCAAGATGGTTGCACGCTTACCGGCAGGGTCCTACAGCAAGGCGGTCTGGATCATCAACAACGACGTGCTTCCGGCACTATTCACCTTGACACTGGGCAACTATCCGATCTATCTGCCCGGAGGTGCCAGCGTTGGCGGTTTGCAGGTCAGTCCATATGGCCTGCTGCTCGGTCGCCCGATCCTTGTCTCACAGCACGCCGCCAGCTTTTCCAGCCAGGGCGATGTAATCCTCGTCGATTTGTCCTACTACCAAACCATCACCAAGGCGGGTGGCATGCAGACGGCGACATCAATGCACCTGTACTTCGATGCGGATCTCACGGCCTTCCGTACGACCTTCCGCATGGATGGCCAATCAAAGATCGCAGCGGCAATCAATCCGGCGAAGGGCAGCAACACCCTTTCGCCTTACGTCCAACTTGGCGCTCGCTAACCCGGATCAGGGGATGCCAGACGGCGTCCCTTCCTTCCATCATTAATAGGAGAAGTATCCCATGTTTCCAAATGCAAAAGGCAGCGAGACCGTTGCCGTTCTCGCCACCATCGATCCCGTCAGTCAAGCCGCTGGCAGCGTCACCACCGGCTGGGTCTCGGTGGTCAACTTTCACAACTTTCTCGCTACTGTCGAAACCGGTGTTCTGGGCGCATCCGCCACTGTCGACGCCAAAATCCAGCAGGCGCAGGACAGCAGTGGCACCGGCGCCAAGGACATTACGGGCAAAGCCATCACGCAGATCGTCAAGGCTAGCGGCGACAACAAGCAAGCCCTGATCAACTTCCGCGGCGAAGACCTCGATAACGCCAACGGCTTCGGCTACGTACGGTTGTCGGTCACCGTGGGTACAGCCGCCAGTCTGGTTGCGGCGCAATTGCTCGGTTTCACGCCACGCTTTGCCAGCGCGGACGCTTTCAACCAAGTTGCCGTCGCTCAGATCGTCTAGATCGGCTTGTTCGAAGTAACAGAGTTCGGGGCGCCACTGGGCGCCCCACTTTTTTGAGAGGCTGATATGCCCAAGGTTTTAAGATACTCACAGACATGGTTTGACTGCGACGCCGGGGGCAACAGCTATCCCAAGTATGCGGCTGGTCAGTGCTATCCGTTGCATGAGGATGCAGATCGCCATATCGCGGCTGGCATCGCCGAAGCGATTGATGTTCGCATTGATGGGGCGGATGCGGCAGACAAGGCAGAAAAAGCGCAGGCCAAAGCCGATGCAGCTCTGGCGGCCGCCGGTCAGGCGCAAGACTTGGCAAACCTTGCCGTTGCCGCTGAAGAGATTGCTGTGCGATCTGGTTCAGAAGTTTCGACCGTCTAGTAAGTCATGCCGCTCCAGCGCATAACCGCACCATCCATTGAGCCGGTCACTCTGGCCGAGGCCAAGGCCCATTTGCGTGTTGATTTTGCCGACGACGATGCGCTGATTGCTGCATTGATCGCCGCCGCACGGCTCCACGCTGAAATGCTGACTGCGCGCAGTTTTATCACGACGCGCTGGAAGCTCATTCTCGACTGCTTTCCGGGCCCGAGCCTGATCGGCGTTCCCTATGGCGAAGCATTTACGCTGCCGGGCCACGCTATCTTGCTACCCAAGTCGCCGGCTGCGTCTGTCATCAATATTCAGTATCTCGATATGGGCAGCGCGCTGCAGACGATGCCAAGCACGGATTACGTGGCTGACCTGGCCTGCGAGCCGGCGCGCATCACACCGGTATTTGGCAAGATTTGGCCAGTCAGTCTGCCCCAGATCGGCGCCGTATCCGTCACCTTTGACGCTGGCTACGGGGCCACAGCAGATACCGTACCAGAAGGTATCAAAAGTTGGATCAAGCTGCGCGTTGGCAGCCTCTACGAACACCGCGAGAGCGTTGCCCTGCTGGCGCGCGGAAAGATCGAGCCGCTGCCGTTTATCGATGGACTGCTAGATCCGTATGAGGTGGTCACGCTATGACTATCGGGCTGCGAGCAGGCGATCTGCGCCGCCGAATAACGATCCAGCAGCGCAGTGCATCGATTGATGCCGTTGGCGGCCAATCGATCAACTGGAATGACGTGGCCACCGTGTGGGCATCCATCGAGCCGTCGGCTGGTCGTGAATTGATGACGGCCCAGAAAATGAATATCGATAACCCGGCGACGATCACGATCCGCTGGCAATCATCGTTTGCGGACCCGAAAGCGGTGGCAGCCATGCGGGTGATCTACGGATCCCGGATCTTCAATATTCATTCAGCCGTGAATCAGGACGAGCGTAATCGCGTCCTCGTTTTGCTCGCATCGGAAGGACTCAATGATGGGTAAAACGCAACATGTGGCTGGCCTCGCCGATCTCGCCGCCGCCTTGCGCGAACTTCCTCAGCGCATTGGTCGCAACGTGCTGCGTGGCGCGGTAGCCGCTGGCGCTGCTGAGATACGCAAGGACGCCAAGAACAAGGCGCCTCAATACACCGGGCGTATCGCAGACGGGCATCCGCCGCCCGGGACATTGAAGCGCGCGATCTATCAGAAGCAGATCAATGAGCTATCAGACGCTCAACGTCAGGTGTTCTTCGTCGGTGTGCGCCAAGGCAAGAAGTACCGCAAGCAGGGTAAGAAGGGTGACAAATCGCAGGACGCCTACTACTGGAAGTTCGTCGAATTTGGCACATCGAAGATGAGTGCTCGGCCCTTCCTGCGCCCGGCCTTCGAAGCTTCGAAACTTCAGGCCGTTGATCGCATACAGGAATACATGGCCGAGCGCATTCCCCGCGAAGTCGAAAAACTGCCGGGTGCCAGCAAGTGAGTATCGACGATCGCATTCAGGTGCTATTGAATCCGCTGGCCAGTGGAGGCGCATTTCAAGATATCGCGATACAGGGCGCGGTAACGCCTTACATCGTCTGGATGATGGTTACGTCGACCACGAATAACTCCCTGGCCGGTGCGTCGGATGTGCAGAACACACGGTTGCAGATCGATTGCTATGCAGCCACGCAGGCATCCCGCAAGGCACTGGCCGATTCGGTTGTCACCGCGCTGGCGGCGGCGGATTTTCAAAACGTGCAATTGACAAGCCAGAACCTCTATGAGCAGGACGTGAAGCTATTTCGCGCTCTGCTCGAGTTTTCCGTCTGGTCGGCCGGTTAGCCGAACCAACCCACCACCGGCCGCCTTCGGGCGGCTTTTTCATTTGGAGAAGGCGATATGACTTCGACTGCAATTTCTGCGCAGGGTTCGACCCTGCAAATTGGCACTGGCAGCGGCGGTGCCAAGACTATTTCTGGCATTGCCGTTGGCTATCCAACGATCATCACCTCGACTGCCCACGGTCTCAACAACGGCGACGTCGTCACGCTGGCCGCATTGACCGGCGCGGATGCGGCCCTGCTCAACGGGCAAACCGTCTCGATCTCAAATAAGACGGCGAATACGTTTGCCGTCAGTATCGACACCACTGGCAAGACGATTACTGCCGGCAGCGGCACGGCGACACCAACAACCTGGACGCAGGTGAAGAACCTGAAATCGTTTAGCGGCTTCGATGGCCAGGCCTCTGAACTCGATCGGTCGAACCTTGACAGTACCGCAAAGGAGTTTGTGCTCGGCCTCGTCGATTACGGTCAATTCAGCATCGACATCGATTACGACTATACCGATGCTGGCCAGGCAGCGCTGGTCGCCGCGCAGGTATCTGGTGCACTCAAGACCTTCAAACTGACGTTGCCCGACGCACACACCGCAACCTTTGCCGCTTATGTGAAGCGCCTGCCGGCAGCGGGTGGCGTCGATCAGATTGTCAAGCGCAACGGCGCGACCTTACGGATTTCCGGCACGATCACCTGGGCTTAAACCATGCTTGATAAAAACGCGATTCTTTCAGCACAAGACATTAAAACGGAAACCGTCACTGTCACCGAGTGGAATGGCTCGGTTGGAGTCCGTACGCTTTCTGCGACCGATCTACTCAGCTTCTGGGATTCGTGCCGTGATGCTGCGGGCGAACTCGTCCGTGACCGCGTGCAGCCAGCGCTACTGGCGCGCACCTTGGTCGGCGATGATGGCGCCCGGATCTTCAACGACGAAGACATCGGCGCGCTGATGACGAAGTCGGCTGGCGCGGTTGCCAAGTTGTTCGAAGCCGCACAGCGCTTGAACGGGCTTGGCGGCGCTGCGGAGGATGCAACAAAAAACGGGTAAGCCGGCCGGAGCGCCGGTTCCTGTTTCGCCTTTGCATACGGCTTGGGTATCCGCACCCAGATCATCTGCTCGCGCAAATCGATGCCCACCAGCTTGCCGAATGGCGTGCGTTCTATGACCTCGAACCCTGGGGCGAAATGCGCGAGGACTTCCGGGCCGGGCAAGTATGCGCGACGGTTGCCAATTACGCCGGGAAGATGCGCGGCGAAGGTGTCAGCCCGGCGAATCCTGCTGAGTTTATGCCGTCACTGAGGGAACTTAGCCACTCACAGGACGGCAGGCCAATCTTGCTGCCTGACCGCAAAGCCCACGCGGCACTGCTGCGCAAAACCATTTTCAACAAGGACGACTGACCATGTCGCAAGACTTCGGCACACTGGGTCGGCTGGTGGTTTCGCTTGAAGCGAACCTCGTGCAGTTTGAAGCCGGGCTCAACAAGGCCGAATATCAAATGCAGCAGTTCGGCGAGCGCATGGACACCCTTACCAGCAAGGCAGGGAGTGCGTTGAAGGGGCTTGCGGCAACCGCTGTCGCAGCATTTACCTTCGATGCCATCGTCAGCGGCGTCGAGAAGGCAATCGCAGCAGCGGCTGAGCTGGAACAGATGTCACAGAAAGCCGGCGTCTCGGTCGAGGCGCTATCCGGCTTGAAGTCGGCAGCGAAGCTATCCGGCACGGCGCTTGAAGAAGTCGTAAGCAGCCTGCAAAAACTCGACAAGGCCATGATCGAGGCCGAATCAGGCAGCCAGAAGCAGGCCTCGACATTCAAGGCGCTCGGTATATCGATGTCTGATCTGAAAACCTTGTCTCCCGATGAGGTCATGCTCAAGGTCGCGAAGTCCCTCGACCAGGTGCAATCGGGCAGCGAGCGCGTCGCCGCAGCCCAGATCCTCTTCGGCAAAGCTGGCGCAAATTTGCTGCCGATGTTGCATGACTTGGCGAC